TCAGGCCGTCACCTCGGCCACGTTGCACGGGTTCAGCATCCACAGATGTTGCGGGGTGACGCGGTGTAGTGTCTCGGCCCGGAACAGCGGCGCGCCGACCTTGTCGAAAGACCACGCCACCAGCTCGCTGCAGAACCAACTGTCGGCATCCTTCCAGACGCGGTGCAGGCCAAGCCCGATCACCGCGGTGTAATCGTACGGCTTGCCGAGCTGACTTCGTGCAGCCTCGATGACCTCTATCGGATTCGCGCAGGTGAGCTCGACGATACGCCAGTGGGGGTCCTTCCGCTGGCGATCGGACAGCTTGCTGCATACCACGCCACGCAGCGCCACGGCCTCGATCACGTCCTCGCCATCGATAATCGCGACGTGCGACCAGTTCGACCATGTGCAGGCGCGTATTGCCCAGCTCAGTGGATTGCGCGGGTTGGTGCAGAACAGCAGCTTGAGGGCACCCATCGTCATAGCCCAGCCAGCACGCCGTGAATGCTGGCTGTCGTTGTATCCGCGGCTTCCTTCGCTTTGGCAGCGGTGGCCGAAGCGTTGACGGCGGCCTTGCCAAGCAGTCGTGCCGATCGGATGGCCACCAGCGCAGCGTTCCATGCGGCGGCAGTTGCTAGAACATCGTCGCATGCCTGCTGCGCCGTCCAGCCTGTTGCCTGCATCCAGCAACCGATGGTCGGGGGCACGTCACCGGAATAATTGGCCGCCTTGAACGCGATGGCGTCATCATTGGCCTGTCGATATTCCGCAAGTCGCCCAGGGCTTGGGCCTCCGATAGCGATGTAAGCAGCATCAGCCGCGGCATCGATAGCGACGCAAAGACCAGCCTTTAGCTCAGTGAGTGTTACGGTCGGCGGCAACGCCTTGGCGGTGAAGTCCTGACCGTCATAACTCCAGCCGACGCCTGGCGCCGGTTCGACAGTGGTCACGTCGACCCACTGCATGGCGGGGTTGAACAACGAAGATATGTCGCCGTCGGTCTCGAACAATTCGGCGACGTGACCGCTATCGATGCGCGCATAGATCCTCATCATGCGTACTCGTAGACGATCACGATTCCAGCCGCGCCGTTGCCGCCGGTCTTTCCAGCGCCGCTCGCAATTGTGAGCGCGCCAGAACCACCTGATCCTGGCGTAGATGCCGCCGCGCCGTTGATCGTCGTGTTAGTAAAGGCGCCCCCGCCTCCGCCAAAGACCGAGGCGCCGCCAACGCCAGAAATCGCAGTACTTGCGGTGTTCATGAACCCGCTCCCCCCGGCACTCCCCATGGCATTGAGGATATTCCCGCCTACGCCCACGGACCCACCAGGGCCGTTGCCAGCAATCGAGGGAAATAGGCCGTTGACGGCGCCGGCGGTTCCGCCACTGCCACCAGGTGCAGAAAGAAGAGCACCAAATGACGACGTACCACCATTCCCACCGCCCGCCGAAACAACACCCGCGCCGCCGGCGCCGATGGTCACGGTGGCTCCGGAAAAACCAGTGGTCAGCCGGCTCTTCGCGTAGCCACCACCACCACCACCCGCACCTGCGGACGCCTGAGATGCTGTGCATGTCGCCGTGCCACCACCAGCACCGCCGCCGCCAACCACCTCGACCACCACGCTCTTGGTGCCAGCCGTGGGCGTGTACGTGCCGCTGGCGGTGAAGGTTTGAACGTTGATGAGGCGACCTGACAGCGGATCCGTCCACCCTGCACCACTTGCATCCGGATCGGTCGCGTTGTTGTCGGCAGTGGAAAGCCAGAATCCATCGAGCGTTGACCGCTGCACGAGTGCGCCCTTGGGATAGCCGCCGATGGCGGTCGCGAAGGTGGCATCGTAGACGTACTGGCCGCCGGCATTGCTCCAGCGCAGCGCCTGCGTGATGGCGTTGAACACGCCGTTGAAGTCCGCGCCGAAAGGCGCCACGCCACCGGCCAAGATCGGGGTGAAATTCAGCGGCGGGAAGCCGGTCGTGAACGAGGCGGCGCCAGGCGTGATGCCGATCTGCGACGGGATGGGAACCGTGTTTTTCGTCCCGGATTCAGCGAACGGAACCGGCATCTTGGTGGGGGTGTTAGTAGATTGCATCTTGAATTCCCGAGGTGGGGAAGAGCGTGCCTTGGCCGAATGGCTGCAGGCCGCCTTCGTTGAAGCCGAAGGTGGTGGAGGGGTCGAGCTGCATCACTTGCGCACGCACGCCAGCCGGACGCGGCACGGCCGTCGAGCGGGTCATGATCGAGAGCTCAACGGGCGAGAGGTCGAACTCGAAGACGAAGCGGATCGACATTCCGCCGGTGTCCGCGACATAGCAGCGCCCCTCGTCCTGGAACAGAAACAAGAGCAGCGCGTTGAGGCTGGCGGCCGTGCAGTTGGTGATGTTGGCCAACGCCTTGACCATGATCAGCTTGCGGTAGGCGTCATCGGACAGGGCGAAGGTGCTGGTGGGCGGCGGCCCGTTCCACATCACCGCCTGCCCGAACGGCTGGGCATCCGTTGCGGTGACGGTTCCGCTGTTCGCTTCATCGAAGCCGAGATAGGTTGCGGCTACATCGATCTGCAGCGTGCGCGGAACGCCGACGATGCGGCCCCAGATGTCCAGCCCGAAACCCACCGCGGTTTCCACGTTCCACACGACATCGTAGAACTGATCCAAATCCGCCGCCGGATCGATCCAGTCATTGAAGTCGCCGATCAACGCCGTGATGGCTGGGCTGTTGGCGTACTGCGAAAGGATCGTGTCCTTGTAGTTGTCCATCGGCGCTACACCAGGACCACGGTGATGTTGGCCGGGTCGAGCGTTGGCCGCTGATCGATGCCCACCGCCAGCGCCGTTCCCGATGGCGAGGCCGAAGCGCCCAGGTTGATGGTGTTGATCTGCACGTTCGCGTCGGTCGCGGACACGCCCGCGTAATAGCGTCCGGCGTACAGCGTCGCGCCGATGCGCCCGCGCGACCCGCCGTCCGTGCCATTGAAGGCATCGACGATGGCCGTCTTGACCAGGTCGGCGATGTTGGCCGGCAGCGCGGGGTTGTCGGCGATCTCCACCGCGAAGTACACCGGCAGCGCCGTGGGCGTCGTCCACTTCACCAGGTAGGACGGATACGGCGGCTCATACCCGTTCGTGTCCTCGATGGTGAAGGTGGTCGACCCGTTGTAGTCGCAGCCGCCGGACTTCTTCTCCCAGATCGCGCGCGCCACCGCGGCGGGGTCGCCACCGGCCACCGCGGCATAGATCGAATGCGCGACGATGGGCGTGTTGGTGGCGCCTTTGGTCACCGTAGCGCTGGTCGGGTTGTCGACCACGTAGGCGTCCAGCACGTCGGGCACAGCCAGCACGTTGGCGTAGATCGCCTGCGGCGAGCCAGTGGCATTGGCCGCCACGGAATTGCGCCGGCGGAACTCGAAGTCGGCGCGGCTTTCGACGTTCACGCCCGGCGTGCCGGCGGCGGGGTTGGTCACCGACTCCCAACCGGTCACCGCCTTGTAGATCGTGGTGAACGTGCCGATCGGGCAGCTGATCGGGCCGGTGGTCAGACACTGGAAATCCACCGCCACCGATCCGGTCGCGCTGATCGTGGCGTCGGCCAGGCTCGCGTACTTGTAGCCGGCCGCATCCTCCACGATCGAGCCCGCCGGGATGACGGTGCCCACCAGCCCGGTGCAGGTACCGGTGACCAGCGTGCCGGTGGCAGCGATGCGGTCCAGGAAGTAGATGCGCCCGATCGCGTCCTGCCACCGGCCGCTGGCGGTGTCGGGGTTGACCTGGTTGGCGATCTCCGCGATCTGGTCGTTCTTGTCGCCGACGATGGCCGTCAGGCTCTGCGCCAGCTGGCCCTGCGGCGAGGTGAGCGTCTTGCTCATGCCGCCGCCCAGCGCGCTATCCATGTCGGCCAGCACGCCGCCTAGAATGGCGCTCTCGGTCGGCAAGGTAAGGCCGGCCGCGGTGAATACGATCGGCGGGACATTGGTGGTGGTCATCAGAAGGTCACCGTGATGGGTGCGGCGCCAGAGGCGCGGGTGATCTGCAGCACGCCCGTCAGGGCGCGGTCCTTGAGGCCCAGCAGCGTTACGGCCGCCGTGGCCACGTCAGGAATGCGCAGGGCCTCGCGCTGGATCTTCGACACGACGAGGGAGCGCGGCGGTCGCTGGCCGAGGATGGCCTCGAAATACGGCAGGCCCAGCGTGGTGTCGTACCAGCACTCGCCGAGAAAGGTGCGGATGGCGCTGGCCACGTCCTGCGCCAGCGAAGCGTCCAGGTCGATCAGCGACAGGTTGCCCGCCGCGTCGAGCTGCAGGTCCCAGTCAGCGGTCAGTGGTAGAGTTTTGGCCATGCGTGGTGCCCGTTGGTCAACAGAAAACCCGCCGAGGCGGGTCATGGAGGACGAAATGAAGGTGTGGATTTTGTTTGCTCTGCTTGGCGCTACATTCAATGCCTTCGCTGGAAGCGTTCACTTAATGGCGAGGCTGGATGGAAAGCCGTCGCCATCGATTGTTGGAACAACGAATCTTCCGGAAGGGACCAGGATCGCCACTGATCTGGTTTGCCCTCTTATGTATTGCCGCGAATTCTGGTCGGCAAGTTCGGAGGCTACAGTTCACAACGGGTCCTTCGCCTCGAAGCCGATTTCCTACAACGGCTCAGCATTGCCGCCAAGCCGGTATCAAATAAATGTCGTGGTTTTCGTTGAACAAGGCAAAGAAATAACCTCGAAACTGCGTGCCATGGGATGGGATGGGAGAAAAACCATCGCATTTAAATTCGATACCGGCCCCGCCGATGCGAGCAACAATAAGCAAGAACAGGCCGAAGACCATGGCGCCACGGTGACTATGGCTGAGTTTTCAGGAAGGAGCGGGAATGCCGCGAGTCAGCACGGATGGACTCACCTTGGTGAGTCGGAGTCCGATTCCTATTGGTTCTCTTACTGGACTGATCAGGAAAACCATGAAGTCGCGGTAGTGATGAAGGACGGCATAAAAGGTGTTGGGGACGGCTATGTGCAGGTGAAGTTCATTACCGGATTCGTTGACTGTCGAGGATCAGAGCGCGGTGACTTCCCATCCATATTGAACATGGTAAGTGCTGACACATGGTCTTTCGGTAAAGGGCAGGTAGTGGTGCCAATCTCGGACTCGGGAATGCCCGTTATGTCGGTTCCAGTGACGCACGGAACGGTAATGGCCGACATAATCAAGCGCGTATGTCCGCTGACGGCCAATATCTGGAGCGGAGGCAACCCTAGCTAGGGCTGTGCTGCCGTGGTGGGTGCCGTCGCACCCTGTGCCGTGTGGTGATGAGCTTGCAGGCCGATGCTGCCGGACTTCACTTCGCCGCTGGCTGTGATGGTCGATTGCGTTACCACTGTCCCGCTGACCGTCATGTCGCCCTGCACCGCCACCGTCGGCGCCTCGATGGTAACCTTCGTCGGCGACTTGACCGTGATGCCCGAGGACTCGAACTGCACGTATTGAACCGGCGTGCCATTCAGTAGGCCACCGATGTAGAGCGCGTCGGCGAGGCTGTTGCGGCGCGACGATCCAGGAGGTCCGGTGTCCTTGGTCGACTTCACCACCGAAAGGTCGCGATCACCAAATAGAGCGATGCCCAGGTCTCCGATTTTGGGATCGAGAATGACGGCATCTGTTCCGCCCTGAATGCGCATGTATGGAACGCCATAGATCGGCGGCAACGCAGTCACGTTCCCTGCGCCATCGGTTTGCTCCACCAGTGGCTGGATGTCCACCAAACCCACCGGCGACACGCCGCCATCATTCGTGACAGCCAACACCTTGACGATAGTCGCTGTGCGAACTTTGCCGAGATAACGTCGGATCACGAACTTGAGTGCGCTGAACTGACTGGCGCCCGTCGAGCTGTCGCGGAATCCATTAAGCGTTTTATCGGGCATGGAAGTTGTCGTCTCCGAGTTGCGCACGAGTGAACCACGGCCCGCCAGGAACCTGCGACGACAAGTCATGCGTCACGTTCCAGCAGTAGAAGGCCTCCCCCGTTCCCGGTGGCGCTGCCCTTCCGCCAAATTCGCGCTGGGTTTTGGCGCTGAAGTTGGGAGTCGAGCTAAGGACCTTCACTCGCCGCCCGAACTCGATGTTCGGATTGAACGTCGAGGTCACCATCACACTGTTCATCGCGTACTCCGGATAGCCCACCAGACCGGTATCCGAAGAGAGCGTGATCACTGTGTCGTCGCGAGTCCCGCCTACTGGCCAGATGATAAGCGTCTTCGTCGGACCTGGCTTCACGTCATGATGGATGCCGGCCGCCAGGCAGATGTCTTCAATCTGGTCAACAATCGTTCCACCGCAAGCATGGTTGCTCAGCTTGGTCGTTACTCCGGCATTCTCGAACGACCAGCCGGCCGCGTGCGCAAGACCTTGCAGCATAACCGCGACATCCATATCGCCTTTGTAGCTGCTCGCGGCGATTGCCGTCATCTTCTCGTTGAATATGGCATGTGCGACAAAATTAACGCCAACATCGGGCATCGCGTTGTAGTCGACCGATCCGGCGTAGATTGCGCCACTGAATATCAGCGACATGCCTGAAACAGAATCGCCTGCGAAAACCTCGATCGCGTTCAACTTGTATCCTGTGCCACTGGAGAAGCCCATGGTACTGAGCTTGGCCATGTCATCTTCCAGCATGCCGTTGACGCGCAATTGCAGGACGGACCCATACGAACCTAGGCCGCCAGAATAGTTCTCGACGGTCGCCTGGCAGCGCAACCCCGTCAACAGAAGCGTGTCATTGCTCCCGTCGAAGGTTGTTCCGTTTAGGGCAATCCGCACGTCGATCTTGCGTTCAATGAAGCTCATGCAATTTCGTCCGGTGACAGGTAGGCCAACACCCAGCGCGACCCCAGCCCGGTGTATTCCGGGTCCTGCGTGCCCTGCGTGTCGATGAAGGCGAGGTCGCCCAGAAACCCCAGATAGGCCTCGCGCACGATGCGCACTCGGTCACGGCATAGCGCAGCACTCACGCACGGCGCGTTGGCCACGGCGAGGTCCAGGAATAGCCCCGTGCTTTTCTGATAGACGGAAATGACGCAGGACTGGCCATCCAGCGTGACGCCGAAAAACTGCGACGGCAGCGGCTGCATCGGGATGGTGATCACTGGATGCCCCCGGCGTCCGGGAAGGACACGGTAACGGTGTCTCCGGGGTGCACGGTGCCCAGCCCCACCGGATCGGCACCGCTGGGCGCGGCCGTGTCGTTGGTGTACTTCGCCGCGCCGCTCACGCGAATCTCGCGGAACCATGCCTCGACGATCAGCATCCTGGCGCCGTTGGTGGTTTCGCGCCGGTAATCGAAGTGTTCCAGGTTCACATTCGAATAGGTCTTGTCGGGCGTCACGATCACGAACAGGTCCGTGGTCAGGCGCATGTAATCGAGCGTGTCGAGGAAGTCCGTTCGCAGCATCAGGTTCTGGCCGATGGATAGCCCGACAGCATCGCGCACGGCTTGCGCGCCCTTCTGTACCAAGTTCAGCCCGCTACAAACCATGGTCATGCGGATCTCGAACGGCACCTGCACTTTGTTGTAACTGGCGAAGGCGCCTTGCTCGACGGGGTAGTCGGAAACCCGTGCTTCGCCGCGGTACTCGAAGCGCGGCACCGTGTCGGGCACGATGACTGGCGCGCTGGTGTTCGCATCCAGAATCTTCCAGTCCGTCGGCAAGGGGTTGAGCAGGTCGATGCCGACCAGGTCGCCCAGTTCGGCGAGCACGGCAATTCCGCTGGGGTTTGGCATCAGTCGAGTCCTGTGTCGGCTTGCGCGATCAGCGTGTTGTTGCTGAGCTCATGCCCGATGTCGCGAACGATGCCCTTCGCATCGGTGGCCTGGGTGTGCACCTCGACCTTGCCGATGTGGGTCTCCGAAGTGCTGGTGCGCGAGGCCATGCCGCTGCTGCGCATCGCCTGCTGGCGCGCACCGAGGCGGATGCCGCCCAGCACCTGTTCGGTGGACAGGTTGCCATTGCCCTCGTGGCGGACGATGCCCTGCACCAGCGGGATCAGCGTCTGGAGGTTAGTCAGGTCCAATGCCTCGTTTGCACCCTTGCCGGTGGCCTTCACCAGCGAAGCAATGTAGGCGGCCACGTCGTTGCCGTCGGCGGCCGGCGCGTACTTCTTCACGATCGCACTGATCGTGTCGATGCCGCGGGAGGCGTACAGCGCCAGCTGACGGATCAGCGCGGCGATGCCTTCCTGCATGGAGCCGAACACGGCGAAGCGACCACCCGGGCCGCCCTCCTTTTCCGCGCCGGCCTGCCCCGCATAGTTCAGGTTTCCCGGGTTGTTGTTGCGCAACCCGCGAGGCAGCGATTTGCCACGGACACGCAGGACAGCATTGCGCTGCGCCGTCGTCATGTTGTTCCAGCGCTCGTTCTTCAGCGCTTCCGCCGCGTCCTTGTCGCCGAGCAAGGCGGCGCCACCGGCTGCCATGTGCTGGAACCAATCGCCAAGCGCGGTGCCGCGCGAGGCCTCGTAGATCTTGGTCCCCACGTAGCCGCCTGCCACCGCCGCGCCAGCCGTGGCCAGCGCCCCCATCCCCGCCGTCGTGGTCGCCAGCAACGGGATCAGGCGACCCAGGCCCGTGATCAGGCCCAGCACTGGCGCCAGCACCTTCAGCGCCAGGATGCCACCGAGCGCGATGGCCACGGTCTTCCAGCCGCCGAACTCGTCGACGATTTCATTCACGCCGTTGATCAATGACTCGATCTTCCGACCGACCTCGTCCCAGTTGACCGAGTCGAGCCAGTCGGCGAAGCGCCCGGCGATGCGCTCGAGTACCGGCGAGAGCTTCGCGAACGCGATCTCGCTGGTTTCCTTGAAGCGCTGCTGGATGTCGACCCACTGCTTCTGCAGGCGCATGGCGGCGGCCGTGCTGGCCTCGGTAACCCGAGTCATCCCGCGCGCTGAATCCAGCCGCCGGCGCAACTCATCCGGACCCAGCATCAGCTGGCTGAACATCGAGCCGACACCGAGCTGGTCGGCCAGATAACGCGCCTGCTGGCGCGGCAACTCGGCCAGCCGCTTCGAGATGCTGACGAGCGCGTCCTCGTATCCCAGCACCTGCCCTTTGGCATCGGTCAGGATGACGCCGTTCGCGCGCGCCATGTCGGTCAGCGCGGAGTGTCCGCGAATCGACGCCTCGGCCAGGCCGCTGGCGACCGACTGCAGCGCGCCGAATGCGTCGGACGCCTGCCCACCCATTTCCTTGGCGACCAGCCCCCACGCCTCCAGCGACTGCGCCGAGATGCCAAGGTTCTGGCTCAACCGCCCCAGCTCGGCCTGGCCCTGCACGTTGCTCGCAATGAACGCCTTGATGCCCGTCGCGGCACCGAACACCGCCAGCAGCCCCATCACCTCGCGCTTGATCGCGCCGAAGCCCTCGGCCATCACCTTGCCGCCGTGGGCCACGTCCTTGGCCACGGAATCGGCGTGCTTGCGGAACTTGTCGTTGTCCTCCTGCACGCGCTTGCGGTTTTTGTCGTACTGGGTGACGTCCAGCCCCAGCGTCATCACCAGCGCGTCGATCACGGTTGCCATGGGTCAGTCCTGCGCGGATCGGGAAACGGCGGTGTTGTGGGAATCCACGGTGATGATCTCCAGCATCAGCCAGAGGTCTTCAAGTCCGTAGACGGTGTCCAGCTCGTGGAGCGTGGCGTGGCGGGAGGAAACGACGGTGGCGATCGTGCGCGGCACGTTCAGGTATTCGACCAGACCCTGTTGCCGGCCGCCTACGCCTGGGCCGAGGTCGATGGCGCGGCGGCCTTGGAAAAATCCGCGTGGAGCTTGAACACCGCGATCCGCAACTTCACGCGCGTGCCGATCTCCTCGATGTCGTCCTCGACCAGGCTGCGGGCGAAGTCGTTGGACGGGTCGGGGATGATCTGCACGCAGCGGAACATCTCCTCCATGAGCACGTCCGCGATCTCGAACGGCAGCTTGCCGATCATCGTGAGCCCGTACGAGGCCAGGCCGGCAAAACCGGCGTCCTGCAGGCCGTCGGGCAACTCGATGCCGTTCTGCGCCATGGCGAGGAAGGCGCGCGCCGCCCAGCGCTCGCCCAGGGAGGCAGGCATCTCCTGCAACAGGAACACCTTGCCCTTGTCGCGCCCCTCGTCGGCCACGGTGAAGCGGGAGGTCTTGCGTGCCATTACAGGTTCGCCCCCGCCACCGTGCCCCAGGTGATCTGGTACTGCACGCTCTGCAGCACCTTCTTCACGTCGGGAATCGGTTTGTGCGAGGTCAGGAAGCCGCGGGTCAGCACGTACTTCTTGCCGATCGCCGGCAGGCTGATCGACGCGTTGGCCACCAGCACCTCGCGCGTGGCGAGTTGGGCCAGTGACCAGTTGTTGAAGACGTCCAGCGACGCGGAATCGGGCATCAGCACGATGGTCTGCTTGACCGGGTTGAAGATGAAGCCACCGGAGAGGTGACCGTCCAGGCCCATGACGGTCTCGGCGGTCTCCACGGCATCGGTGGAAAAGGCGTCATCGGCCGCGTAGCCGTGCAGGATCTGCGGCGCGGGGTACAGGCCGGTGATGGTGAGAGCGAACACCGAGTTTGCGGCAGTGATGGTCGACATGGTTACTGCACCTCGATGCTGGCAAGAGTGAGTTTCTGGATGCTGCCGCCGTCGGCGTAGTACAGCGTCATGCTGGGGCTGGAGCGGTCAGCGCGCTGGCCCGCGGTGGCCGGGACGATCTGCAGGTAGTAGCCGGTCGCCGTGATGACGCCGGAGACGTCCTGCCCAACCGCATTGCGGATCTGCGCGATCTGCGAGGCCGACAGCGCCACGCCGGCGCGGATGGCGCCGAAGTTGAGCGCGGCATTGAGCGGGTCGGCGCAGGCTGCCTCGACCAAGGCATAACCCTCGGCGTTGTAGGGCACCGAGCCGACCGACTGCAGCAGCGTGAACATGGCCAGCTGCAACTGCGCATTCATCCAGATCTGGTTGACGTAGCTGTCGACCCACTTCCACTGGCCTGGCGTGCTGCCCGGGTACATGAACACGAAGTCCTGCTTCGCCGTCGCGTACGCGCCGTAGAAGTTGTAGCCGTTGCCGATCAGGGCGTCGGCGTCGGTCTGGTTGCTGACCGACGGCAGCAGGCCGGACTGGCTCTTGAAGGCCAGCGTCTGGCGACCATTGAGGCGGTCGAAATCCAGCGAAGCGATGAACGAGAGCACGAACGCGGCATGGGTCAGGTCGCCGAACACCGGCACCGAGCCATCGTCGTCGGCCTGCGTGATCGCATAACCCCAGGTCGTCTGGTTGCCCGCCACCTTGGCGTTGGGATCGGTGTCCCAGCCCACGTAGGCGTAGCGGTCATCCTTGCCGTTGACCCATGCCGAGAAAAGCACCTTGTCCGCGGTGACCGGTTCGAACACGGTGGTGAACGCGGCCCAGTTCTGGTTGACCAGCACCAGGGCATCCATGGACGGCCCCGGAACGCCCGCGACCGCGCCCTGCGAGAGCGTCGCGCCCGTTGCCTGGGTCAGGCTCAGCCCTGCGGCCAGCGTGCCTGTGGCGAAGTCCATCGTGGACGACGCGCCCACGGTGCTGGACGTGAAGAGGAAGGCGCCGCGCTGGGCGTCCCAGGTGACCGTGAAGCCGGGCGAGGTGAAGGCCGCGGCGATGATCGTGGCGGCACTGCTGAAGCTGGTCGCCGCGGTGAGCGTGATAGCGCTGGACGTCTTGGCCACGCCGTCGGCGGTGATCGTCAGCGTGCCGGTGAGCGCCTTCAGCTCCGTCAGCGTCAGGTCCAGCCGCGGGCTGCGCAGGTAGGCCGCCACGTCGGCATCGGGGTACTGCGCGAAGTACAACTGGCCCGGCGTTTTGGTGGCGTTTTCCGGGCCGGCGAAGTAGATCAGCGCGACCTCGTATTCCTCGGAGCTGAGGCCGAAGAACGCGCCCACGTCGTCGGCGGACGAGAACGGTTGCACGGTGCCGACCGGGACAGCCGTGTCGTGCATCAGGATCAGCCCGTTGAGGTCGATCGCGACACCCGCCGCCGCGAGAACGCCCGGATTCACCCGAACGATGGAGCTTGCAGGAATGGTCATTTACGGAGTCTCCGGTGGAAAAGTGACGTCGACATCGACGAGGCCGATGGCGAGTTGCTGGGTGAAGTCCTGAGGGGTTTGCACCACGGGGTTGAACTGGGCCACCAGATCGACGGTGTAGCGGCCCTCGTATTGCTGCTCACCGGTGATCAGCGTGGTGTTGCGTGGCTCCGTCGCGTAGAGCGGCTGGAAGTCCAGGCCGGTGGCCGCCAGTTGCTCGCAGGCGTAGGGCGTGCGCACGATGGACTGGAAGATGCTGGCGTTGCTGGCCGCGTCCGCGCCGTAGAAGTCGAGCTGACACGTCCATTTCGTCGGGTTGGTGAAGGTCTGCGCGCCGATGTCGGGCCGCCAGCCGGAACGCGTGGTGGACAGCGATGCGGAGAGCGTCGGCGTCATCTCGATGAAGTTGCCCAGCGGCATGGCTACGCGGTTGACCTGGCCCTGCACCACCTCGGCGTTGAACGCGGACAACAAAAAACCGCGCAAGGCGGTCAGCAGGTCCTCGTCGGTGATGGAGATGGAGAGCGTCACGGAACCACCTGCAGGCAGAGGATCACGCGGCACCAGTCGGGCCACTGCTCCGGCACCGCCACCACCAGCCAGGTCTGTCCGCCGATCACGAACTTGTCACCACCCTTGGCGGTGCCGCGGTCGACGCCGTAGATCTGGCCGTTCAAGTAGACCGAGCACAGCTGGCCCTGCAGGTTGAGGCCATCGACGTGCTGCAGGTCCTTGAAGCTCAGTTCCTGCTTCTGGACCGTCAGCGGCACGGGTGTGCCATAGGAGGGCACCTGCTTGCCGCTGGGCGATGTCGTGTAGCCGGTCGCCTGAATGGCCTGCGCGTCGATCGGTGGATTGACCGCGCCGATGGCGCCGGAAACGATGCCGTGCAGATTCATGTGCCTGTGACCTCGTAATCGGCGCTGTTGACCATGTGGCCGGTCTCGATCAGCTGCTTGTCGTTGCCCTTGCGGGCGATCGTGGAGCGCGCCAGCGGCACTTCGTCGAAATCGCGGATGGACTGCTGCAGCTGACCCTTGATGCCCTCTCCCATGCGCGCCAGCGTCGCGTTGGCGTCGTAGTCGGTCGCCTTCAGGTTCTTGGCCATCGCCTCGCCCCAGCCCGACGACTTCGCCTCGATCATGTGGCGGAAATACGGCCGCGCCGGGATGGTGATGGTGTGCTCCGGCACGTTGTGCGTGGTGGCGAAGTTGGACAGCTTCTGCTTGACGAAGCGCCCGTTCTTCATGAACTCGCCGGACTTGTCGATCTTGCGGAAGATGGTGGTCTGGCTCGCCTCGACCTTGATCGTGGCGCCGAACTCCTGGATGGCTGCGACCTGCGCCGTGGGCGTGCCGTCGGGATA